GCTTAACTCGTTCATTTACCAATCACCTCCTTTCATATGAAACTCCAAAGCAAAAGGGAAATTGCCCCAAAAAGAGCAACTTCCCTGCGTTTTATAAAATTTTATATATTCACCGCTTTCTGTTGACAATATATGTTTTATCGTATATAATAAATATATGATAAAACATATATAAGAGGTGTTGTCATGCAGCGTTTTGAGGTTGAATACTTTGAAAAGGAGGATGGTACCTATCCTGCCGAGGAATTCATTCTTTCACAGGATGTCAAGATGCGAGCAAAACTCTTTCGCCTGCTCGAGTTGCTCGAAGAAAAAGGAAATACCCTCCGGGAACCTTATTCCAAATCCCTGGATGATGGAATTTTTGAAATCAGGGCAAAACAGGGCAGCAATATCACCCGTGTTTTGTATTTCTTCTACATCGGCAACAAAATCATCCTGACAAACGGTTTTATAAAGAAAAGTCAAAAAACTCCTCCGTCCGAAATTGATTTAGCTAAAAAATATCGGGCAGAATATGAAAAAAGGTTGGTGTAATGATGGGAAAGAACTTCCGAGAAACTTTAAATGAAGAGCTCAAAGACCCTACTTTCAAAAGAGAGTACGATGAACTGGAGCCAGAATTTGCAATTATCAATGCTATCATCGATGCTCGCAAAGAAATGGGACTTACTCAAAAACAGCTTTCCGAGTTGACCGGTATTACACAAGCCGACATCAGCAAGCTGGAAAACGGAAATGCAAACCCATCCCTCAAAACGCTTCAGCGCCTCGCTGCCGCCATGGGAAAAAGTGTTAAAATTTCATTTGTTTAAAAAAGAGAAGGGCTTTCCCTTCTCTTTTTATTTTCCACGGTATCTCTATCTCCTATGCCGCTGCGCTGTCCCCGATCAATTCTTTGAGTTCGGTGTACTGCTCCGGTGTAATCCTGTCAAAGAGCATAAATACATCCAGCTTCGACTGCCAGTCCGACCTGTTCAAAGCGCCGGATGCCTTCTGTCTGATAATTGTGCGTTTCATCATTTCGTAGGTTGCCATAATCATTTCTCCTTTGTTTTACATATTGGAAGCACTCAGGCTTTCAAGCATTAAGATTCTAAAATCTGTGTCGATGATGCTTTCGTCGAGCTTTGCCTGTACCTCGGCAAGACGCTTGTGGGTTTCTGCCAGCGGGTCGAAGGGCAGGATTTCCTCCTCCTGCTGGGTTTCGGGGTCGGTGCGGTAAAAGCGTCCTTCTCGGTATGTATCGCCGATTCCCGCACCCAGCCCGTCCGGGATGGTGACGGCATTGCCAAAATCAGAGGCATTGCGCGGGTCGATTTCGATGATGTTTACGATGGTGTCGTTATCAATTACTGCGTGTCGCATGATTTCCCTCCTTTATGCTCTTGCATCGCGGATGATGACGATGCCTTGGGCACCTTTACTTTTTCCACTGCTCGAACCACCTCCTCCACCTCCATAACCGCCACCTGGACCGCCTCCCCTTAGACTTCCTGCACTTGCCCCATGTGCAGCTATTACAGGGGTTCCTTCTCCGCCTGGAGCACCTCCGTATAAATCTCGACCGCCACCACCACCGGAATAAAGCGCTCCTTCTGGTTCTCCAAATTCACGGGTTGTCCTTCCTTGCCCTCTTCCTCCATAAGAGTAGCTGCTTAAGTTCTCTCCGTTTCCTCCATCACTTCCACCCCTTCCTGCAGTTCCACTAGGATTAGATGGGTCGCTTTCTCTTTCTCCCCCACCTCCACCGGAACCTCCATCTCCTCCAATGCCATTAAGTCGTGTACTTGTTCCACCTTGTGCATACAAATTTCCATAATAGGATGTTCCTCCACTCCCATCTTCTCCAGCAGCACCAACATATATTTGTACCCTTTGATTTTTTTCTAAATTCTGTTTTTTGTGGGTCTGCGTATATCCTCCACCACCTCCACCTGCACTGCCACTACCTCCCCCGCCGACCAAAAAGACATCAATCTCTGCATCCGGAGAGAGCCATGTCAGCACGCCGGAGGAAAGGAACTTGATACGCCAGTGGTTGTTTTCATCTTTAATTAGTTGATGATCTCCTGTATAAGAATATCTCGGCAAAAATGCCGGTGTATAGTTCTTCACAACAGGGTCTTTGTATTTGCCGTTCTTGCCGATAGCAAAAATACCAAAGCGGTAATCAATGCTGTCTTGCAAGTTGTCCACTGTGACGGTCGTGCCTGTGCCATCATAGACCTGTGTGCCGTCGTTCGGGTTCTCCGGTGCGCTTCCAATCTTCTGGATGACCTTGACCGTCTGCAAATTGGTCGATACCGGGTTTGTCCAGGAAAGCGTTGCCTGGCTTTTGTTTGGGGTCAGCACCACATCACTGACCTGATCCGGCACTGCCGACAGTTCTACGCTTGCAATCGCCCCCGTTGCGTCCATCTGGTATTTGTTCTGGCTGTTGTAGGCATAGCCCCTCGCATAGTAGGTGCGCTCAAACTGCAAGCCCTCGCTCTGGGTCACTGTGGTGGCACTGCCTTTGTACACCTGCACTCCGTCTGTTACGCCGTTTGGTGCGCTGCCCTCTTTGACTACCAGCACCATTCCGGCAAAGTTTTCATCCACCGGGTTTGTCCATGTCCACACAATCGAAGGGCTTTCCCCCTCCTGCGCCACGCCCTGCAAATTGCTGATCTGCGCCGGCAGCGGCTTTGGTGTTCCCACGCCCGATGCAGCCCAGCATTTCCTCGCCGCTTTGTCAAAATTCAGCGTTACCACTTCCCCAGCTTTGAACGCTTCATTGTCCGCCGGGTCGCTGCCCTGATATAGGTTATATGCTACCCCGTCCACTGTGATCGCATCATCTTCCGCAAACGTCCGCGGCATTTTGACGGTCAGCGAGAACAGCTCTGTGGCAATTTTGAGCGCCGGTGTGATTGCAAAATCAGTGCCTTCTGCTTTCACTGTACCGGTGTTGGAAAAGCCGTTCCAGTTTTCTGCAAACTCATCCAAAGCAACAAAGTTCGTAGTAACCTCACTGATTCTTGCCCGGTCCTTTGGACCCGCTACTTTTAATCCAAGCAGTTTGGTTGTATCCAATTATTCTACCCCCTGTTCTATTCTTTCCCAGGTTGTTACTTCAAGATCTTCCCAGGTCTCATATTTTTCTTCTACCTCTTCCCATGTTTTGTACAGGAATTTAACAACTACCTTGAGGTTTGCGGGAATCATTTCATACAGCATCCGGATCAGCGGTGAAACATCCGCTATTTCGATTGTGTTTTTGTAGGTAATCAGAATCGTGTACGGTTCCAGCTCCATATAAAAATCTTCCCAGTTAAAAAAAGACACCGCGTCCCAGGTATCGAAATCCTCCTCGATTTCCTCCCAGGTTCGGATGTCTTCATTCCACCAAAGGTGGATGTCTGCCGGTACACCTAAATAGGTCTCTACAACCTGCCGCACCACTTCAAGGTTAATTGGCATACGGGAAAGCAAACGTGCCAGAACAGCCGCCCTGCGCTGCTCCAGCGTGCTTCCTGCCGGCGGCTTGATTTTGAGAATCTTTTCCCAGCGGCTGATTCCGATTTCGGTTGCCGTGACAACAAACTGGTCCTTCATGGCAATGTCGAGCAATTCATAAATCCGTTCAAATTCCGGATTTTCTGCGCTGGTGATATATCCCATTTCCCTTTGTTTTCTCACCAAAGGCGGCTGGTAATTTTGGATATTAACCTCCCGCATCTGCAATCACTCCCAACTGTGGAATCTGGCTTGATTCAAGCTGCAGGTTTGCGTCCTGTGAGTTAATCCTTGTGTTTGCAATATCCAGCACGCCTTCCAGATCAAGGATTCTTCTCTCAATCTGGGATATCCTCACAACAATCATGTCGGTATCTTCCCATTCTTTGGTGAGTTCCAGCAGATACGCCTTGACGCTTTCCTCTGCATCCGGCTTCACCTTTTCCCAGTTGTAACCGTCCTGATAGGTCAGATCAAAGATCACATCAATTTCCAGTTTCTTTGCTCCCGTAACAGTGGCATAATGCCCGATTGGTGCAATCTTCATGCCCCAGCCATGGAAACCAGGCGGGTCAACTGCTTCCTGAATCTCTTCAATCATTTCTTCTGATGGGATGTTATATTCTCCATCCAGAAGCTCAAGCTTTACCGTTCCCGGACCGTTCCAGATTGGATATACCTTAACCGCTCCTACACCCGGAATTGCCTTGACTTTTTCTTTGTAATAGGCAATGTTTCCTGCGTATGACTGATAATTGAAGGAATCCAGCACCCTTTCCCGGTATGATTCGGTGTCTTCTGCATCCTCACCCGGTACAATGATTTCTTCCAACACTGCTTTGGTCAGCCCTTGGATGTATTCAATCGGGATCATGTCCCCCAGATGCCGGTTTCCTTCGGTGCCTGCGGTTTCACACTGGACCTTGTAGGTGTACTGGCTCATACGCTCAATCACGACAAAGTTCACCATGTCCACCGAAAACCGGCTTCCAATTGGAATTTCCATGTTAAACACTGCCCTGCCAATGGCATAGGTTGCGGGATATGGTGAGACTTTCCGTTCCTCGCCATGCCGGATCAGGAACGGTCTGGAAGCGGTGTCTATAAATCCCTCTTGATAGATTCCGTCCATCTCAATCAGAACGTTTTTAATTTCAAGTGCAGCAGCAGAAACAGCGTTCCAGTTAACGGAACCTTCGCTTTTGTCGGTTCCTTCCGGCATACTTTCCAGCATCCGGTTGCGTATCATTTCTACTGTGATATTTTCAAACATTTTCCACGATCACCCCGCTTTCTGTCAGCATCAGCCCAACCGGAAAATTTCCCAGTTCACTTTGCACATTGAAAGTTGTGTGCAATACAGGACCTTCATGGGTAAAAGAAAAGCCGTCCACTTTCGTGATACGGCTGTCTTTGAGTAGGGCTTCAATGATTCTTCTCTTTAGCTCTGGCATAACATACGGCATAGGCTGTCCATACAGATCATAGGTCTGCAATCCATATTCCCATGAATAGATGGGATATTGATATCTTTCTATTCCCAACCTGTGATATACTGCCTGTTTTACCGCCTCAAGCCCGTCTGTCATGCCCGATATGATGTTGCTGTTTAAATCAAGGCGATAGGTCAAACTAGGTTCCTGGACAATCTCAATTGGCTCTCTCAGAAGCCCTTGTGTTTTTGGTATCAAATCCATTCCCCCTCTGTTTCCGGGTCTTCGATGCGGTCTAGGACAATATAACGGCTGCCGCCGTTCTGCCGGAGCATTATCACATTTTCGCCAACCTTCAGGCCGTTGTAAATTTTGATTTTTTTCCTGCCCTGATAGGCGTGTTTGTGGTGAGAATCAAAACTATTTTCAGCCACATTTGGATGATCGTGCATAGTTTGCAAAAAATCATCGTTTACAGTATAGTGGCTAACCTCAATATCCACTTCATAATCTTTGACCGCATGGGTGAGAATCAAAGCATCTTCTTTGATGGTCTGCTTTTGATTTACTTTGATCTGCAGCGGCTTTACACTGAGGACCTGTCCAAAAAGAACAATGACCGGCTTTTGGGAATTCTGTGCATCCACTGACATCTGTTTCATTGCTTCTAAAACTTCAACCGCTCCCATTAGATGAACTCTCCTCCAATCAGTCTCAGGTCTGCTGACCAGTGATCCGTTGTGATGTGGTGTGTTACCTTTTCCGCTACCATGTAGTTTTGGATTTTTATTTCTCCAAGGTTCAGGATCACCCCAACAGAATTTCCTGCCTGCAGTTTTCCTTTCATCACGCAGCCGCTCACATCCAAGCCCCTTGTCACTTTGTCATAATATTCAAGCAGTGCATCAGCTTTGACCTGTCCGCTGGTTGGATCATTCAGCTGCTCTGTATACTGCAGAACACCCCACCGATTGATGTTTTCACTGTCCTTTGCAATATATACTTCCCTTGTTCCGGTTTCCTCATTATCGTAGTATAACCGGATCTGGTTATAGGTCAGCTCATCAATGGAAGATGTGTATGTGTAGTTTTCGCCGGTCTCCTCATCAATCAGAATGTTGGTTTTCATGCTTTCGATGTTTTTTAGGGTGAGTTTCCCAAAATCATCATACAGCACAAAAAGGGTCCCGGTATTCATCAGTGTGAGGTCCATTGCATTCTGAATGATGTCATACAGTGTTTCCTCTTCCTCATACTGGGTCATGGAATATCCACCGCTTTCCAATGATCCAACATTGAGCCTATAATCCTCTGCAATCATTCGTACCACATCATCTACCTGCTTGTTTTCATATTGGTAGGTGTCATTATTTTTAATCAGATACTTGATCTGGTCATAACAAGTGACGTTGATCTGGTGTGATTTGTC